TTAATAAAACTCTATACCCGTAATCTTCAATGAGTTCTGGCGCTTCCCTTTAATTCCTTTTACATATTCAAAATGAATGTTTTTGATTGCCATCTTTATGAATTCAGTTTTTAACTCATCTTCCATTAATTCCCAGCCGTTTAGCAATGAATACTTGAAATTTTTAATCTTCTCATAGTTAAAAGTCTTACCCTTATCATTATCCTTGCGCTTTTCATACTCATGTATTTCTTTGTCAATACGACTTATTATTGGAAAAGCTTCATCCTTATCCATCATACCTTCTATAAAAAGTGTTTGACATCTAGCGCGTTCTTTTCGCAACTTTTCAATATCGATGCCGACATCTTCTATTTCTTTAGGTTGGTTTTCGATTTTATATGATGTTAAATCAAATTGTTTTAGATAATTGTAAAATTGTTTTAAAACCTCGCCTTCGTCGATGTTACATGCATTTTTATTTTTAGTATTTTTGCAGTTAGAACAAAAGTATAGTTTAGAATACCAAACTTCTTTATTTTTAGGCGTATGCTTGACTGTGTTTAAAGTCAATTTCTGGTTACAGTTTGGACATAATAGTTTACTTCTGAAAATAGCGTTATGTTTTACGATTGTAGAGTTAGTTTTTTCACTTATCCTTAATTTTATTTCTTCGTATTCTTCTTCACTTATAATAGCTTCGTGGGTGTTTTCGACGAATATGTCACCGAAAACAAGATGACCTCTAGCTACCGGACTCGTTAGAGCATTGCCTATAACTGATCTGTGCCAGTTTTTACCTAAGGGTGCTTTGTATTTAGAGTTGTTCAATTTTATAGTTATTTCTCTTAAACTAGTACCTTTTTTCGCTTCTTCTACTGCAAATCGTAATACTTTTTTATATTCATTAGGCACAAATTTATCGTTTACTCTGTCGTAATAGAAAGGAGGGACAGTTTTAGCTAACCCTTTTCTAGCTGATGCGCGTCGACCCATTGCAGTACGCTCTTGAATTGTAGTACGCTCCCACTCTGCCATAGCACCTACTAATGTTACGAACAAACGTCCCATAGCAGAAGTTGTGTCATATACTTCTGTTGCGCTCCTAAACAACACGTTTTTATTCTCAAACAATTCTAGTATCTCTAGTAAGTCTTTAACACTTCGAGTTAATCGATCTAGTTTATAGACTAAAACCAAATCAAAATTATCTATTTCATTCAACATTTCTTGTAAAGCGGGTCTGTCTTTTTTAGCTCCGGAGTATCCAGCGTCAGTATATACTTTATGAATTTTCCAGTCGTTTATGTCGCTGTAAGCTCTTAATTTTCTTTCTTGTTCTTCGATAGAGTGTCCTTTTTCTTTTTGTTCAAGTGTACTCACTCTAGTATAAATTGCTACTTTCATGTGCTCCCTCCTCAAAATTGGCAAAAAATAATAAGGGTAGGCGGGCTACCCGTGAAAATTGTATAAAAAAAGAGAGAGCGCAGATGCACCCTCTCATGTCGCAAATATTTCAGCGACTTGTCTAATTTGAAGCTTGCCGCAAATATTTCAGCGGCTTGTTTTGTATATATGTAATATACCATCAAAGAGAGTGTAGTTCAAGCGATTTAACTAAGAAATCTAATTTTTATACTATTTTCAATTTTATCTACTGTTTCTTTTGAATATGATATTTCTCCGGCAGGGTCATACCTATTAATTTTCGATATTCTATCCTTGCTGATTGTAGTGATATTTAAAACGTTAGCATAGGTCTTTTTATACTTGAATCGCTCATATCTTTTGCGAACCTTCGAATATTTTTTTGAAGTCGTCATTCAGCGATTTGTTTTCATCAAGTAATTTTTGATCGTATGGGTTTTCTGCTTTTGACACCTTTTCAAGATTGTTCATGATTTTTTTAGCTAAATCCTTACCCGTTACGTCCATTTTTTCCAATACTAAAGGTAACAAATCTTCTTCGATATGCACATTGAATTTACTTCTGGAAGATGTAAGTGGAACTACCGTTAATATTGGATTTTTATTTGAATCGTGATTATTAAGTACCATACAAAAATGGTTTCCAGAAAACTCTCTGCCAACATTAACACCTAACTTTACATAAATTATAGTGCCTTTTTTATATCTGGTGTAACTTTTGTTTTCTTTTAACAATCTAACTTCATCCAATAAAAACTCTGAATATTCAAGACACCATGAATTCATATATTTAAATTTGTAAATCTCGCTATTTTGAATCTTTTTAAAATTATTAACTGCTGTTTCTAAAGGTGCGTTCTCTTCCATCCCTCATCCTCCTCACGCCACACAAGCGCTATTAATCAATATCCAATAATTGTTGTTTTTTCTTATCGAACTCTTCCTGAGAAATTACTCCGACATCTAATAATTCTTTATATTTTATTAATTCATCAGCAACAGAAAAACTCATTTTTTCAGAATTGGATGGTTTCATAGAACTTTCTCGAATAGAGATTTGTTCTTGTATTGTTTCCGCCATTCTAGATACAGTGTTTTTTGATATGCTTCCTATAGCGATACTTGATGAACCGTGATGTATAATTATTTCGCCAAAAAGAAGTCCTTTTTTATACGAAACAGAATTGATTTTCTCGAATGGAAATTCATGAAATTTCAAACCATATATCATACCTTTATCTAAGAATAACAATCTTAGATCAGTACATACTATTAAGTAGGTATTATTATTGTACAATCCCGAAGTTACATACATTATGTTTTCATTATCTTTTAAAATCATAGGTAGTTCTTTCACTTCTTTTTTTGTACCAAACAAATCCTCTACACCTATTTCGCTAAATCTTTGGTAGATTTTAGATAAGTTTTCGTCAGATTTATTGATTTCACTTTCAAATTTCACTTCTTTTCTAGGTTTACTTTGGTATTCTTTTAAAATTTCTCTTTTGTCTTCAACAGATAGTTGCTTGTATTGTTTCTTTTCTTCTTTTGTTTTAGTTGCTAAATATTGACTCTCAATCATACTTTCTTTGAACGTTAATCTGCTCTTAGGTAATTCTTTCATGTTCATTTCTCCTTTATTTTTTGATTGTTAAATCGTTAGATCATAAGCATATTTAAATTCATTTATAAAATCAGATTTGCTTTCCATTTTCTCTTCTAAAAAACTTAAGTAGTTTTCTGCGTGGTAATTTTCGTTATTTGACATATAGTCGTTTAACCCATTGTGTATATGTCTTCTGATTACTTTTACCGCTATATGGATCGCTTGAAAACTCATTTGATACTTGTACGAAATTTGCTCAATATTAAAGTTGTTTATATATTTGTATCTTATATGTAAAGGAAACAATAAACATGAAGCAAATGAGTTTGCTTCATATTCTTCAGCAATCCTTCTATAATAATCTTTATATGTGAATGTTTTATTTAAATTAACTCCAGTATGTCCCATTATAAAATGACCATATTCATGAGCTAAAGTAAATCTTAGACGATTCATAGGCAGTAAATCGTTATAAACTATAATCGCTTTGTCTCCTTTTCTAATATGAAACGCTTCTTCTGAACCGAAAATAGAAGGTATTTTAAAATATAAAGTGCCAGTATTCTGAGAAAATTCAGAGAAAGTCACTAATTTAATACGTTTATCTTTTGAGATAATTTCAAATATATCTAAAGGAAAAGATAAGTTATATAGACCATTTGTGATCTCGTAAACTGCTTTCGCAGATTTAAAAAAAGATTTTTCATAATTTAATTTCAATTAAAAAGCCCCTTTGTTACTTAGTTAAATCATCCCAATCATCAAACATTGCTTCTAATATAGTCAAAGCTTTTTGCCTTTGTGCCTCCGTCATATTTTCTGTAGCTCGATGCATAATAAGAATATCTTCACTTTTATCTTCTCCGGAGTACTCATCTTTTTCTCTACCTAATAAGTAATCAACTGATACATCGAAGTGATCGGCAATTTTTTGCACCTTATCAATGCCTGGTTTGGTTTTCTCCCATCTTCTGATTTGTCCGTTTGAAAACCCTAAAGTTCTCTCTAATTCAGCAAAAGTCATACCTTTTGAATTGCACAAATTACGGATTCTTTGTACTAGATTCATAAATTTCTCCTATCACAGATTAACTTTTTCGCTATTTTTGTTGACAATTAGCATAAAAGTTAATATACTGTATTTAAGCTTTAAATTTAGCTTACTAAACACATAACAATTATTCGTTGGGGAACGAGTATTCAATACCTTTATGACAGGCATTACGAATTGTTATAGGTTTATTAAACTATGCTTAAATATTAGCATAAAAGTTATTGGTGTTCAACAGATAATTTATTTGCTTAGAAAAAATGTTATAGGAGGTGCTAATATGTCGACAACAGATTTCGGCTTGAAAGTGAGAACGGAATTATTAAAACGCAACATGACAAACAAGCAACTTGCGGAAATGCTAGAAATTTCAAGTGCTTACTTATCGGATATTTTACGTGGACGTAGAGATGCTTTTGAACAAAAGAAACGTATTGCGAAAATTTTAGAAATTAAAGAAGAGGTGAAGAGTTAATGAATGAAATTAAAACTTTCAGTAACGACATGTTTTCAATCTTAATCAAACAAGATAATGAAAATAATTTATTCGATTTAGAAACTGTCGCAAAAAGTTTGGGGTTCACTCAGTTTAAAAACGGCAAACAATATATTCGTTGGGAAACTATCAATAAATATTTAGGTAAATATCTTTCCCAAGAAGTTGGGAAAGGCGATTTCATACCAGAACCAATGGTATATAAGTTGGCTTTCAAAGCAGGTAATGCTGTAGCAGAAAAATTTCAAGATTGGTTGGCGATGGAAGTCCTACCAGCTATTCGCAAACACGGTATCTACGCAACAGACAATGTAATTGAACAAACATTAAAAGATCCAGACTACATCATTACAGTGTTGACTGAGTATAAGAAAGAAAAAGAGCAAAACTTACTTTTACAACAAGAAATTGGAGAGCTAAAACCCAAAGCAGACTATGTAGATGAAATCTTAAAGTCAACTGGAACATTAGCTACAACTCAAATCGCGGCAGACTACGGTATATCAGCACAAAAGTTAAACAAACTACTACACGAAGCTAGATTACAACGAAAAGTGAATAAACAGTGGGTGCTTTACTCAGAACACATGGGCAAGAGTTACACAGAATCAGACACTATACCAATTGTACGCTCTGACGGTAGAGAAGACACAGTTTTACAAACTAGATGGACACAAAAAGGTAGATTGAAAATACATGAAATCATGACTGAATTCGGTTATGAAGCTAACGTAACTGCTTAACAGGAGGGCGCAGCAAATGGAAGATCAAAACAAAAAAGTCATTTATTACTACTATGACGAAGCAGGTAATAGACAACTATTATCAATTGGAGATTTGAAACTCTATTTATTAAAAGATATTAAATCAAGATTTGGTTTATATAAAAAACAAATCCCTGATTTAGATAATCTGTTCGTTCAAATAGACGGTGTTGAATTTAAAGTACTATAACCCGAGCAATGCACCTCTTAAACAACATTATACATGAAAGGAGCATAAATATTATGCAAGCATTACAAACATTTTGTTTCCGATAAAAAAACACACACCTTGTCGTAGAAGGTATGTGTTACGGAAATTTTGTTCGGTTCTAATTACTACGACTAACAGCACAATTTTTGCTGGTATCGTCCCCAGCCCTGTATGGTGCTTAGGTTTTCCGTCAAAGTCTAGCGTCCTAAAAGTTACTACCTTCTAGTACGCATACCCTAGTTAACGTCTCTTGGTTGACTGTGGAACACAACAAACGATGTTCTAATTTAGACTTACTAACCTATAAAACCACAGGATGATTTAAAACCTGGCATAAGCAAGGAAATCACCTCCCAATGTAGTGGGGTTGGATTAATTATATAACGAAATATCGTTATGGACAATAAGGAGTGGTAAGATGCTGAACTTAAAAGAATTGAGAGAAGAAAAGGGGATAACACGCTATCAACTAGCGAAGCTAACGGAATTACAAAACTCGACAATTCGATCTATCGAAACAGAGGTTAAAAACCCCGGTTTCCTCACAGTAAAAAAAATATGCGATGCACTACAAGTTGATATCGCTAATGTAAAGGAGAAATAAAATGCAAGCATTACAAACAAAATCGAACATCGGAGAAATGTTCAATATTCAAGAAAAAGAAAATGGAGAAATCGCAATAAGTGCAAGAGAGTTATATAAAGCTTTGGAAGTTAAAAAGCGTTTTAGCGCTTGGGCAGAAATTAACTTGAAGCATTTCAAAGAAAATAGGGATTTTACAAGTGTACTTACAAGTACGGTTGTTAATAACGGAGCTGTAAGACAACTAGAAGATTATGCTTTAACACTTGATGTAGCTAAACATGTTGCGATGATGTCAGGTACAGAAAAAGGTTTTGATTTTAGAGAATACTTTATACAAGTGGAAAAAGCATGGAACAGTCCAGAAATGATTATGCAACGTGCTTTAAAAATTGCTAACAACACAATCAATCAATTAGAAACAAAGATTGAACGTGATAAACCAAAAATTGTATTTGCAGATGCAGTAGCTACTACTAAGACATCAATTTTAGTTGGAGAGTTAGCAAAGATCATTAAACAAAACGGTATAAACATCGGGCAACGCAGATTGTTTGAGTGGTTACGTCAAAACGGATTCCTTATTAAACGCAAGGGTGTGGATTATAACATGCCTACACAGTATTCAATGGAACGTGAGTTATTCGAAATTAAAGAAACATCAATCACACATTCGGACGGTCACACATCAATTAGTAAGACGCCAAAAGTAACAGGCAAAGGACAACAATACTTTGTTAATAAGTTTTTAGGAGAAAAATAAAAATCTTAATAGGAGGAATTATCAATGAACACACTATACAAAACAACCCTCCTCATCACAATGGCAGTTGTGACGTGGAAGGTTGTAAAGATTGAGAAAAACACAAGATTTAAACTTAGAAATTTTGATTATCCAAAAATTAATAATGCTCAGAGCAAATCATTGTTGGATATTGCTAGTCACGATCTAAAAGATATTTAACTGTATTCAAAATTTTCATATCTTGTTGAGCTTTTAAGCTTTCGTATAAAGCTATTGAATAAATAATTTCGTAAGATACGTTTTCAGGAGCATCTTCTTTCAACTTATTTATTCTATCTCTAAAAAAGTCACTGTCACCACCGAATTCTTTTTCGGCTTGATTACTAAGTTCACCAAAGAAATTTTGAAAATCATTAAATTCCATACTTATCACCTCCTTTCACTAGGAGATAACTAAAATATACACGAAAGGAATGGTAGAAGTGCCACCACACATTCAACAAATGTTATACGAAATCCAGTTAAAAGCTGGTATACCTCAAAAATTAATGGAAATGCAAGGTTTGATAAACGATGAAACAACCAAAGAGGAGAAAAAAGAAAATGAGTAACATTTATAAAAGCTACCTAGTAGCAGTACTATGCTTCACAGTCTTAGCAATTGTGCTTATGCCATTGCTGTACTTCACTACAGCATGGTCAATCGCGGGATTCGCAAGTATAGCGACATTCATATTTTATAAGGAATACTTTTATGGAGAATAAAAAAACTGCTACTTGCGCCAACAAGTAACAGTGACAAACGATTAACAAAATTAATTCGTGTTCAATATAAAACGAAAAAAGGAGGAAGTCAAGATGTATTACGAAATAGGCGAAATCATACGCAAAAATATTCATGTTAACGGATTCGATTTTAAGCTATTCATTTTAAAAGGTCATATGGGCATATCAATACAAGTTAAAGATATGAACAATGTACCAATTAAACATGCTTATGTCGTAGATGAGAATGACTTAGATATGGCATCAGACTTATTCAACCAAGCGATAGATGAATGGATTGAAGAGAACACAGACGAACAGGACAGACTAATTAACTTAGTCATGAAATGGTAGGAGGCATGAAAAGTGAATGAATTACAAGAGAGAGAATTAGAAACATTTGAACAAGACGACCGATTCAAAGTAACAGACTTAGACAGTGCTAACTGGGTCTTTAAGAAACTAGATGCAATCACAACTAAAGAGAATGAAATCAACGAGTTAGCAAATAAAGAAATTGAACGCATAAACGAATGGAAAGATAAAGAAGTAGAAAAATTACAGAGTGGCAAAGAATATTTACAAAGCCTTGTAATTGAATATTTCAGAATACAAAAAGAACAAGATAGCAAATTCAAGTTGAATACACCTTACGGAAAAGTGACAGCCAGAAAAGGTTCAAAAGTCATTCAAGTTAGCAATGAGCAAGAAGTTATTAAACAACTTGAGCAACGAGGTTTTGACAACTATGTAAAGGTAACTAAAAAACTTAGCCAATCAGACATTAAGAAAGATTTCAATGTAACTGAAAACGGCACTTTAATTGACGCAAACGGCGAAGTTTTAGAGGGTGCTAGCATTGTTGAGAAACCAACATCATACACGGTAAAGGTGGGAGAATAGATGACTGAACAACTTAATTTATACCAAAAAATAGCGGATGTTAAAGCGAATATTGCGGGCTTCACAAAAGATACTAAGGGATATAACTTTTCGTATGTTTCAGGATCTCAAATATTACACAGAATAAGAGAAAAGATGATTGAACATAATTTATTGCTAGTCCCCAATACGTCAAATGAAAATTGGACAACACATACTTTTAAAAACAAAAAAGGTCAAGAAGTGACAGAATTCATAGTTGAAATGGATTTGAATTATACATGGATTAATGCTGATAAACCAGAAGAACAGTATGAAGTTAGTTATCATGCTTACGGTCAACAAAATGATATTTCACAAGCACATGGAACAGCGTTAACTTATGCTGAACGCTATTTCTTAATGAAGTTCTTTAACATCCCAACCGATGAAGATGACGCAGACGCAAAACAAAAACAAGATAAATATTCAGCAGTAAGTCAAGAACTTAAAGACATGCTAACTAAAGAAGCAAATGATTTTATAGCCATAGCTAAAGAAAGTGGATTTGCTGAAAAACACCAAGAACAAATTAACAAATTAGAAAAAATGAACGTCGAAACACTGAACAAAAACCAAATCAATGTAACCAGACAACAGATAAAAAAATGGCTTGGAGGAATTGAATAATGAATACAGTAAATTTAATTGGGAACCTAGTGGCAGATCCAGAATTAAAAGGTCAAAACAACAACGTAGTTAACTTTGCAATTGCAGTACAGAGATTATTCAAAAATAAACAAACGAACGAATATGAAACAGACTTCATTCGTTGTGTTGCATTTGGTAAGACTGCTGAAATCATCGCTAATAACTTTACTAAAGGTAATAAAATTGGCATTACTGGTTCAATACAAACCGGTAGTTATGAAAATAATCAAGGACAGAAAGTGTTTACTACAGACATCGCAGTCAACAATATAACTTTCGTTGAACGTAAAAACAACGGTCAATCTAGCAACCAACAACAAAACAGACAAACTCAAACTGGTAATAATCCTTTTGATAATACCACTGCGATTACTGATGATGACTTACCGTTCTGATTGGAATGATTAGATGCCAATAATTACTAGTTATATCACTCAAGATGACGGTACAACAACAGTTGTCATCTCGGGTGTTGAATTAGGCAATAAAGAAACATTACTACTTGATAACGGATTTGATGTGGAAGTCGATGTAAGCGTCATAGATCCGTTTCAAATTACCGGCAAGCAACGACGAAAAATATTCGCGCTTGTCAAAGACATAGAAGAATATACAGGTCAACCAATGGACTATATGCGACATATGTTCATCGAGTATGTAAGGACTTACTACGGCTATGATGAACGTATTTCACTAAGTAATTGTACGAGAACACAAGCAAGTCAAATCATTGAAGCAACGCTTGACTGGACGTTCTACAATGACATACCACTTAGCTACAAAACAAGCGACTTGCTGAAACAAGATAAATCGCTCTTATACTGGTCAACTGTTAACCGCAACTGTGTAATTTGTGGAAAGCCTCACGCAGACCTAGCGCATTATGAAGCAGTCGGCAGAGGAATGAACAGAAACAAAATGAATCACTACAACAAACATGTATTAGCGTTATGTCGCGAACATCATAACCAGCAACATGCGATTGGCGTTAAGTCGTTTGATGATAAATATCACTTGCATGACTCATGGCTAAAAGTTGATGAGAGGCTCAATAAAATGCTGAAAGGAGAGAAAGAGAAATGAACAAAATATTAATACGCTTTGCTATTAACTATATAAAATATCAACAAAAACAATTGCGTGAAAAAGAAGCCCGAATTAAATATCTAGAGGGCTTCTTAAAAGGGAAGGGTTATTGACTGTTTTTGTTTTGCAATTCCATCAATCTTTCAAATTGATCCGGATACTGAACGGCAAGTTCCATCATTCTTACCATAGAATCAGCGGGAATATCAGGGTCTTGTTTGGTCACTGAAGGTAGAAACTCTTTTAATTCGGATAAATCGCTTTTTATATCTAACAAATGTCTATTTAAAACACCGTATTCATTATCGATATTATTATACTTATTGACTGGATTTTCAAAATTGAAATCATTATCTGTAAATGTTTTGATGGTTTCTTTAAGTTGGTCTTTGGCATTTACTACATCCGCGTATAATTCGCTGTAGTAAATTGTACGGTAAGCGCTAACATCAAAAGGGATATTCTCATCTTTGTTAATCATAGTAATTGTTGGTCTCTCTAGAGCGTGTCTGTAACCTAATTCATAAAATACGTTCGGGTTATGCGTACTCAAATCTACAATAACTAATTCAGAATTCGTTAATCCACCAATTATTTCATCAGTGATTTTATTGGTCGATGATATAAGGTCAGATCGTTGGATTTCAAAATCTGATTCTAAAGCAGGTTTTATGATGGATTGTAAAAGAAAATCAGAGTTTCTTCTTACTTTAGAATCATCAGTACCTATAGGGCAAGCAATGAAACATTTTTTCAAGTTATTCACTCCTAATCATATTTTTATTAATTATAACAGAAAGGAGATAAAAAAATGGCAACATTTAGAACGATAAAAGAAAGTGGCGATTTTGTAACTGTGCATAAATCTTTTGTGTTCGATAGTAATTTAAGTGCTAAAGCTAAAGGGATATTATTGTATTTCCTGAGTCGTCCTGACAATTGGCAAATATACACGTCAGAAGTAGTTAAACATATGAATGATGGACAAAAATCAATCAATAGTGGCGTTCAAGAACTTATGGATAATAAATATGTTCACAGAATACAAAAAAGAGCTGAAAACGGTGTGTTTAAAGGTTTTGAATACTTAGTTTACGAAAAACCAACCGAAATGCCATTTTCGGAAAACGGATTATCGGCAAACGGGTTTTCGGAAAACGGAAAAACGGAAAACCGAAAAGGGCGTACTACTAATAATAATAGTACTAATAATGATTTAACTAATAATAACAATACTAATAATGAAGGAAGTATATTGTCGGGCAACCCGACGGTGTCTTCCATTCCCTATAAAGAAATTATCGAATACTTAAATAAAAAAGCAGGAAAGCATTTTAAACATAATACAGCTAAAACAAAAGATTTTATTAAAGCAAGATGGAATCAAGATTTTAGGTTGGAGGATTTTAAAAAGGTGATTGATATCAAAACAGCTGAATGGTTAAACACGGATAGCGATAAATACCTTAGACCAGAAACACTTTTTGGCAATAAATTTGAGGGGTACCTCAATCAAAAAATACAACCAACTGGCACGGATCAATTAGAACGCATGAAGTACGACGAAAGTTATTGGGACTAGGAGGAAGTTATGAAACCATTATTTGACGAAAAAATAAACAAAAGTTTAAAAAAATATCAACCAATCGAAGTAATACTAAGACAGAATTGCGATAAATGCGGGCATCAATATGACTTATATAAGTTTGAAAATGGATATGAATACAAAGACGGTTGCGAATGTGAAATTCAAAGATTGGCTTATGAAGAATACAAAAGGAATAAACAAAAGAAACTTGATTATATTTTCAATCAATCAAATGTTAATCCGTCTCTAAGAGATGCAACAGTTAACAACTATAAGCCACAAAATGAAAAACAAGTACACGCTAAACAAACAGCAATAGAGTACGTACAAGGCTTCTCTACAAAAGAACCAAAATCATTAATATTGCAAGGTTCATACGGAACTGGTAAAAGCCACCTAGCATACGCTATCGCAAAAGCAGTTAAAGCTAAAGGGCATACAGTTGCTTTTATGCATATACCAATGTTGATGGATCGTATCAAAGCGACATACAACAAAAATGCAGTAGAGACTACAGACGAACTAGTCAAATTACTTAGTGAGATTGATTTACTTGTACTAGATGATATGGGTGTAGAAAACACAGAACACACTATAAATAAACTTTTCAGCATTGTTGATAACAGAGTAGGTAAAAACAACATCTTTACAACTAACTTTAGTGATAAAGAACTAAATCAAAATATGAACTGGCAACGTATAAATTCGAGAATGAAAAAAAGAGCAAGAAAAGTAAGAGTAATCGGAGACGATTTCAGGGAGCGAGATGCGTGGTAATCACAAAACAAAATATAAAAGAAATATTACATTGTAGAGATGTATATGCTCAAAAGATGATTGATTTTGCAAACGGAGACCAAGAGAAACTTAAAAAACTTATTGATGATAAGTTGAAAGAAAAAGAAGAAAGACCCGCAATCGTCGAATATTAAGGAGTGTTAAAAATGCCGAAAGAAAAATATTACTTATACCGAGAAGATGGCACGGAAGATATCAAAGTCATCAAGTATAAAGACAACGTAAATGAAGTTTATTCGCTCACAGGAGCCCATTTCAGCGACGAAAAGAAAATTATGACTGATAGTGACCTAAAACGATTCAAAGGCGCTCACGGGCTTCTATATGAGCAAGAGCTAGGTTTACAAGCAACGATATTTGATATTTAGAGGTGCACAATGAGTAAATACAACGCTAAGAAAGTTGAGTACAAAGGAATTGTATTTGATAGCAAAGTTGAGTGTGAATATTACCAATATTTAGAAAGTAATATGAATGGCGCTAACTATGATCGTATCGAACTACAACCGAAATTCGAACTACAACCTAAATTTGGGAAGCAAAGACCGATTACGTATATAGCCGATTTCTCTTTGTGGAAGGAAGGGAAACTGGTTGAAGTTGTAGACGTTAAAGGTAAGGCGACTGAAGTTGCCAACATCAAAGCGAAGATATTCAGATATCAGTATAGAGATGTGAATTTAACGTGGATATGTAAAGCGCCTAAATACACAGGTCAAGAATGGATGGTATATGAGGACTTAGTGAAAGTCAGACGTAAAAGAAAAAGAAAAATGAAGTGATTTAATGCAACAACAAGCATATATAAACGCAACGATTGATATAAGAATACCTACAGAAGTTGAATATAAGCATTTTGGTGATGTGGATAACGAAAAAGATGCGCTGGCAGATTACTTATATAACAATCCTAACGAAATACTAGAATATGACAATTTAAAAATTAGAAACGTAAATATAGAGGTGGAATAAATGGCAAGAATTACCAAAGAAACAAAAACTGTAAGCGACGGTTATTCAAGAGAAGACCGAGAAACGACATTGAACTATGATTACGAAAATCAAGAATGGATTGCTTACTCATCGGTACCGACACATATTACTAGAATGACAAAGTTGTACGGCGATGATGTAGAGGTATTGGAACGATTAGAATCTGGGACTGCGGTATTGGTTAGGGCGAAACTACCTAAAAGCGCAATAGGTTTTAGAAAATTAATGTCTGAAGAGCGACGACAAGAATTATCTGAGAGAGCAAAAAGAGCTTTTGGTCATTAGTGCTCGTGAATATAGGGCGAAAAACGACCAAAAAGACACACTAATACTTTTTAGGATAAATAACATCCGGAGAAAAAAACATGAGCTTTAAAAATTTTAACACAGGATAAATACAGAGGTGGAATAAATGAGTATCGTAAAGATTAACGGTAAACCATATAAATTTACCGAACATGAAAATGAATTGATAAAAAAGAATGGTTTAACTCCAGGAATGGTTGCAAAAAGAGTACGAGGTGGCTGGGCGTTGTTAGAAGCCTTACATGCACCTTATGGTATGCGCTTAGCTGAGTATAAAGAAATTGTGTTATCCAAAATCATGGAGCGAGAGAGCAAAGAACGTGAAATGGCTAGGCAACGACGTAAAGAGGCTGAGCTAAGAAGAAAGAAGCCACATTTGTTTAATGTGCCACAAGTGCATCCAAGAGGACGTTATGCGTGCTACCTGATGGAAAACGACATATTCGTGAAAGTTAAGAAGTAGATCATGACAGATAACGCACGCAAAGAATACCTAAATCAATTCTTTGGATCTAAGAGATATCTGTATCAAGATAACGAACGAGTGGCACATATCCATGTAGTAAACGGCACTTATTACTTTCATGGGCATATCGTGCCAGGTTGGCAAGGCGTGAAAAAGACATTTGATACAGCGGAAGAGCTCGAAATATATATAAAGCAACATGGTTTGGAATATGAGGAACAGAAGCAACTAACTTTATTTTAAGGAGATGTAAAAATGAAAATCAAAGTAAAAAAGAAATGAGACTAGATGAATTAATTAAGTGGGCGCGAGAAAATCCGGATCTATCACAAGGAAAAATATTTTTTTCAACAGGATTTAGTGATGGATTCGTTCGTTTTCATCCAAATACAAATAAGTGTTCGACGTCAAGTTTTATTCCAATTGATATCCCCTTCATAGTTGATATTGAAAAAGAAGTAACGGAAGAGACTAAGTTTGATAGGTTGTTAGAGGTATATGAGATTCAAGAAGGAGTCTATAAATCCTTATTACACAAAGGTATCAGTTTGAACGAACGTTTTGAAGACGACAATTTTTTTCCTACTAAAGCATACTATATCTTAAACGACGACCTAACTATGACGTTAATCTGGAAAGATGGGGAGTTGCTAGTATGATGTTGAAATTTAAAGCTTGGGATAAAGATAAAAAAGTTATGAGTATTATTGACGAAATCGATTTTAATAGTGGGTACATTTTGATTTCAACAGGTTATAAAAGTTTCAATGAAGTAAAACTATTACAATACACAGGATTTAAAGATGTGCACGGTGTGGAGATTTATGAAGGGGATATTGTTCAAGATTGTTATTCGAGAGAAGTAAGTTTTATCGAGTTTAAAGAAGGAGCCTTTTATATAACTTTTAGCAATGTAACTGAATTACTAAGTGAAAATGACGATATTATTGAAATTGTTGGAAATATTTTTGAAAATGAGATGCTATTGGAGGTTATGAGATGACGTTCACCTTATCAGATGAACAATATAAAAATCTTTGTACTAACTCTAACAAGTTATTAGATAAACTTCACAAAGCATTAAAAGATCGTGAAGAGTACAAGAAGCAACGAGATGAGCTTATTGGGGATATAGCGAAGTTACGAGATTGTAACAAAGAACTGGAGAAGAAAGCAAGCGCATGGGATAGGTATTGCAAGAGCGTTGAAAAAGATTTAATAAACGAATTCGGTAACGATGATGAAAGAGTTAAATTCGGAATGGAATTAAACAATAAAATTTTTATGGAGGATGACACAAATGGATAACCGCGAACAAATCGAACAATCAGTTATAAGTGCTAGTGCGTATAACGGCAATGACACAGAGGGATTGTTAAAAGAGATTGAGGACGTGTATAAGAGAGCACAAGCGTTTGATGAAATACTTGAGGGAATGACAAATGCTATTCAACATTCAGTTAAAGAAGGTATTGAACTTGATGAAGCAGTAGGGATTATGGCAGGTCAAGTTGTCTATAAATATGAGGAGGAGCAGGAAAATGAGTATTAGTGTAGGAGATAAAGTATATAACCATGAAACAAACGAAAGTCTAGAGATTGTGCAATTGGTCGGAGATATTAGAGATACACATTATAAACTGTCTGATGATTCAATTATTAGCATTATAGATTTTATTACTAAACCAATTTATCTAATTAAGGGGGACGAGTAAATGCTTGAAATCATCGACCAACGTGATGCATTGCTAGAAGAAAAGCATTTAAACGACGACTGGTGGTACGAGTTAGATTATTGGTTGAATAAACGCAAGTCAGAAAATGAACAGATTGATATTGATAGAGTGCTTAAATTTATTGAGGAATTAAAACGATAGGAGATAACGAATAAATGAATAATTTAACAGTAGATCAATTAAAAGAACTTTTACAAATACAAAAGAAGTTCGACGATAGAATACCGACTAGAAATTTAAATGACACAGTAGCTAGTATGATTATTGAATTTGCGGAGTGGGTTAACACACTTGAGTTTTTTAAAAATTGGAAGAAACAACCAGGTAAGCCATTAGATACACAATTAGATGAGATTGCTGATTACTTAGCTTTCAGTTTGCAATTAACTTTGACTATTGTTGATGAAGAAGATTTGGAAGAAACTACTGAGGTTATGGTTGATTTGATTGAAAATGAAGTTACTTTACCTAAACTACATTCAGTTTATTTTGTTCATGTAATGCATACACTAACAGAACAATTTGTAAAAGGTATTGATAATAGTATTGTACAAGTTTTAATAATGCCTTTTTTGTACGCCAATACTTACTATACAATCGACCAACTCATTGACGCATACAAAAAGAAAATGAAAAGGAACCACGAAAGACAAGATGGAACAGCAGACGCAGGAAAAGGATACGTGTAAAGACATCTTAGATCGAGTCAAGGAGGTTTTGGGGAAGTGACACAATACTTAGTCACAACATTCAAAGATTCAACAGGACGTAAACATACACACATAACTAAAGCTAAGAGCAATCAAAGGTTTACAGTTGTTGAGGCAGAGAGTAAAGAAGAAGCGAAAGAGAAATATGAGTCACAAAATACACCTATTGTTTACTACACTAATAATTTTAAAGTGACCTTATTCGAAAGACCTAGTGAAGAAGTATTAGGTTCTTTGTTCGAAAAGAAATAAAATCATTAAAGAGGGGAGATAATAATGTTTAATACACCTAAAATGAAATTACCAGAAAAGCACACCGAGGTATTTAAGACGTATAAAAATGGAACGCCAGAAGAAAAAGCTGAGATTGAAGGCTGTTTTATTAAAACTGTTAAAGATGAAGATAGTGAATTTTACAGCCCTATGTTAGCCAGTCTAAATGAACAACAGTTAAAGAGTATGTTGAGACAGGTACTTTTTTTGATTGATACAGGAGATGACAACAATGATTAAACAAATATTAAGACTATTATTCTTACTAGCAATGTATGAGCTAGGTAAGTATGTAACTGAGCAAGTATATATTATGATGACGGCTAATGATGATGTAGAGGCGCCGAGTGACTTCGCAAAGTTGGGCGATCAGTGTGATTTGATGAGGGCGGAGGTGTCAGAGTAGATGTATAGCAAAGAGTCAATTGTTAATATGATAGGCACACATAAAATGAAGTGTAATGTATTAGCTGATGTAATACCGGAATATGATAGCAATTCAATCGCACAGTATGGTATACAAGCGACGTTACCGAAACCACAAGGGGAAAACTCAAGCAAAGTTGAAGATGTTGTTGTGAGGCTTGAAAGAGCAAATAAAAGGTATGCGCAGATGTTAAAAGAAGTTGAGTTTATAAATCAATCACAACAGAGATTAGGACACGTTGACTTTTGCTTCTTAGAGTTGTTGAAGAAAGGTTATAACAGAGATGCAATTATCAAGAAGATGCCTAACTCTAAATTGAACAGAAACAACTTCTTAGCGCGCCGTGATGAGTTAGCAGAAAAGATTTATCTACTACAGTGACGAAAATGACAAAAATGACAGAAATGACGAAAATGACACTATTTTTAAACTGTGAATTAATTTTATATAATTGATTTGTAAGAATTATCTTAAGACGTGGGGTAATAGCCACATTAGATGTTCTCATCGATGTGATTGAGAAGTGACAAACATGTAAAGTTGATATGTTACGCTATTAATCACTTACTACCTGCCTATATGGTGGGTAGTTTAATTCTTGCAATTTGAGTCATAACTATTTTCCTCCTTTCACATTTATTGAACGTAGCTCCTGCACAAGATGTAGGGGCATTTTTGTATTTAAATAACTAGAGTAATTAACGTAAAGGCGTGTGATACAGTGAAAACAATTGATTAAATTAACACCGAAGCAAGAAAAGTTTGTATTGGGACTCATCGAGGGCAAGAGCCAACGCAAAGCTTATATTGACGCAGGGTATTCGACCAAAGGTAAAAGTGAATCATATATAGACATGCAAGCGAGCACGGTAGCTAAAAATAATAAGGTTTTAATAAGGTACGAAGAACTTCGTCAAGAAGTAGCTGAGCAATCAAAATGGACACGCCAAAAGGCTTTTGAAGAGTATGAGTGGCTAAAGAATACAGCGAAGAACGATATTGAAATAGAGGGAGTGAAGAAAGCGACAGCTGATGCATTCCTCGCTAGTTTGGACGGCATGAATAGAATGACGTTAGGCAATGAAGTTTTAGCTAACAAGAAAATAGAAACTGAAATTAAGATGCTTGAGAAGAAGATTGAACAAATAGATAAAGGTGACAGTGGAACAGAAGATAAAATCAAACAACTTCACGACGCAATAACGGAAGTGATCGTCAATGAATAAACTTAAATCTTTATATACGGACAAACAAATTGAAATATTGAAGCAAACGCAAAAACGAGATTGGTTTATGTTAATTAATCACGGAGCAAAGCGTACAGGTAAAACAATATTAAACAATGACTTATTTTTACGTGAGTTAATGCGTGTGCGAAAGATAGCAGACGAAGAAGGAATTGAGACACCTCAATATATACTTGCTGGTGCAACATTAGGTACGATTCAAAAAAACGTACTAATAGAGTTAACTAACAAATATGGCATTGAGTTTAATTTTGATAAATATAATTCATTCATGTTATTTGGCGTTCAAGTGGTTCAGACAGGTCACAGTAAAGTAAGTGGTATAGGAGCTATACGTGGTATGACATCGTTTGGTGCATATATCAATGAAGCGTCGTTAGCGCATGAAGAGGTGTTTGACGAGATTAAGTCACGTTGTAGTGGAACTGGTGCAAGAATATTGGTAGATACCAACCCTGACCATCCCGAGCATTGGTTGTTGAAAGATTATATTGAAAATACAGATCCTAAAGCAGGTATACTGAGTCACCAATTTAAGCTCGATGACAATAACTTTCTTAATGATAGATATAAAGAGTCTATTAAGGCTTCAACACCATCAGGTATGTTCTATGAACGTAATATCAACGGTATGTGGGTGTCTGGTGACGGTGTAGTATATGCCGACTTTGATTTGAATGAGAATACGATTAAAGCAGATGAACTGGACGACATACCTATCAAAGAATACTTTGCTGGTGTCGACTGGGGTTACGAGCACTATGGATCTATTGTGTTAATAGGACGAGGTATAGATGGTAACTTTTATTTTATTGAGGAGCACGCACACCAATTTAAGTTTATTGATGATTGGGTGGTTATTGCAAAAGATATTGTAAGTAGATATGGCAATATTAATTTTTACTGCGATACTGCACGACCTGAATACATCACTGAATTTAGAAGACATAGATTACGTGCAATTAACGCTGATAAAAGTAAACTATCGGGTGTAGAGGAAGTTGCTAAGTTGTTCAAACAAAACAAGTTACTTGTTCTTTATGATAATATGGATAGGTTTAAGCAAGAGGTATTTAAATATGTTTGGCACCCTACAAACGGAGAGCCTATAAAAGAATTTGATGACGTGTTGGACTCGTTAAGATATGCCATATACACACATACTAAACCTGAACGATTAAGGAGGGGGAAATGACATTGTATAAGTTAATAGATGATATTGAAGCACAAGGAATATTGCCTAAGCATATTGAGGCTCTAATAGAGTCACATAAAGACGATAGAGAGAGAATGGTTAATCTCTATAATAGATACAAGACACATATTGACTATGTACCAATATTCAAACGTCGACCAATTGAAGAAAAAGAAGATTTTGAAACTGGTGGAAATGTAAGGCGATTAGACGTGTCTGTTAATAACAAACTTAACAACTCTTTTGACAGCGAAATTGTTGATACACGTGTTGGTTATTTACATGGTGTTCCTGTTACTTATGATTTAGATGAAAACGCAGAAAAAAACGAAAAGTTGAAAAAGTTTATAACCAACTTTGCCATTAGAAATAGTGTTGATGATGAGGATTCTGAAATAGGTAAAATGGCAGCAATTTGCGGATATGGTGCTAGGTTAGCATATATTGATACGAATGGTGATATTAGGATTAAGAATATAGATCCCTATAATGTTATTTTTGTTGGCGACAATATTTTAGAACCTACATACTCATTGCGCTACTTTTATGAAAAAGATGATGATAATGGCACTGATTATGTGTACGCAGAGTTTTACGATAATACTTATTATTATGTATTTCGAGGAGAAGGTATTGACGCTTTGCAAGAAGTTGGACGATATGAACATTTATTTGATTACAATCCATTGTTTGGTGTACCTAACAACAAAGAGATGATAGGAGATGCTGAAAAGGTTATTCACTTAATTGACGCATATGATTTAACAATGAGCGATGCATCAAGTGAGATTAGTCAGACACGTTTAGCATACCTTGTGTTACGCGGTATGGGTATGAGTGAAGGAATGATTCAAGAAACACAAAAGAGTGGCGCATTTGAGTTGTTCGACAAAGATATGGACGTTAAATACTTAACAAAAGATGTAAATGACACAATGATTGAGAACCATTTAGATCGAATCGAAAAGAATATCATGCGTTTTGCAAAGTCAGTAAACTTTAATTCTGACGAGTTTAACGGAAATGTACCTATCATTGGAATGAAACTTAAACTTATGGCTTTAGAGAACAAGTGTATGACGTTTGAGCGTAAGATGACAGCTATGTTGAGGTATCAATTCAAAGTTATTTTATCTGCATTAAAGCGTAAAGGGTACAACTTGGATGATGATAGTTATTTAAACCTGATATTTAAGTTCACTCGTAACATTCCAGTTAATAAGTTAGAAGAATCACAAGTGCTAATTAACCTGAAGGGACAAGTTTCAGAACGAACAAGGTTAGGACAATCACAACTAGTTGATGATGTTGATTACGAATTAGACGAAATGGAAAAAGAAAGCCTTGAATTTAATGACAAATTACCTGACATAGATGAAGGTGACGCAAATGACAAATCCCAAAATAACCAATCAGAATGATATTGATGAGTATATCGAGGGTTTAATCTCTAAAGCAGAAAAACCAATAGAACAACTATTTGCTAATCGACTTAAAGAGATAAAACAAATCATCGCAGATATGTTTGAGAAATATCAAAATGATGATGTGTATGTTACATGGACTGAATTCAATAAATACAACAGGCTCAATAAGGAGTTAACTCGTATAGGTACAATGTTGACTGATGACTATAGGCAAGTAGCTAAGATGATTCAGAAGTCACAAGAAGATGCTTATATAGAAAAATTCCTTATGAGCCTTTATTTATATGAAATGGCGAGTCAAACATCTATGCAGTTTGATGTTCCGAGTAAAGAGGTAATCAAATCAGCTATTGAACAACCTATTGAGTTCATTCGTTTAATGCCAACACTACAAAAACATCGTGATGAAGTATTGAAAAAGATACGTATGCACATTACACAAGGTATTATGAGTGGAGAGGGTTACTCTAAGATAGCTAAAGCAATACGTGATGATGTCGGCATGTCTAAAGCTCAATCATTGCGTGTGGCTCGTACAGAAGCAGGCAGAGCAATGTCACAAGCTGGACTTGATAGCGCAATGGTTGCTAAAGATAACGGTTTGAAGATGAAGAAACGTTGGAATGCTACTAAAGATACACGAACACGTGATACTCATCGTCATTTAGATGGGGAATCAGTGGAAATAGACCAAAACTTTCAATCAAGTGGATGTGTTGGACAGGCACCCAAGCTATTTATCGGTGTAAACAGTGCGAAAGAGAATATTAATTGTCGTTGTAAATTACTCTATTACATTGATGAAGATGAATTACCAACTGTGATGAGAGTGCGTAATGATGATGGTGAAAACGAAGTTATACCATTCATGAATTATCGTGAGTGGGAAAAGCACAAGAGGAAAAAGAAATAATACACCTATCGACCTTAGCATGTCGTTAAACTGCTTTTTATTATGCACTTTTCGGACTGTTAGGGTACGCGAAGGGCAAAAAGGAGTTCTGATATATGAATATCGAAGAAGTTAAGTCTTTTTTTGAAGAACACAAAGACGATAAAGAAGTAAAAGATTATCTAAACGGACTTAAGACGGTGTCTGTTGATGACGTTAAAGGCTTTTTAGATACAGAAGAAGGTAAACGATTCATTCAACCTGAATTAGATCGTTATCATTCGAAAGGATTAGAATCATGGAAAGAGAAAAATCTTGAGGATCTAATCGAACAAGAAGTACGGAAGCGTAATCCTGAGCAATCAGAAGAACAAAAACGTATTAGTGCTCTTGAACAAGAGTTAGAAAAACGCGACGCAGAGGCAAAACGTGAGAAGTTAAGAAGTAACGCGCTAGGTAAAGCGCAGGAACTAAATTTACCAACATCCTTAGTTGATAGATTTTTAGGCGATTCTGATGAAGATACTGAGCAAAACTTAAAAGCTTTAAAAGAAACCTTTGACAAGTATGTTCAAAAAGGCGTTGAGTCTAAATTTAAATCGAGTGGAAGAGATGTTAAAGAATCACGAAATCAAGATTTAGACCCTTCAAATGTAAAGTCCATTGAAGAAATGGCGAAAGAAATCAATATTAGAAAATAAAGTGAGGTAATAAAATATGGCAACTCCAACATACACGCCAGGCAATGTTATTTTATCGGATTTTAAAAACGGCGTTATTCCAGCAGAACAAGGTACTTTAATCATGAAAGACATTATGGCTAATTCAGCAATTATGAAATTAGCTAAAAATGAGCCAATGACAGCACAAAAGAAAAAATTTACTTACTTAGCAAAAGGTGTAGGCGCCTACTGGGTATCAGAAACGGAACGTATTCAAACTTCTAAGCCTGAATATGCACAAGCAGAAATGGAAGCTAAGAAAATTGGTGTAATTATTCCGTTATCAAAAGAGTTTCTTAAATGGACTGCAAAAGATTTCTTTAATGAGGTTAAACCTCTAATTGCAGAGGCATTTTACAAAGCGTTTGACCAAGCTGTTATCTTTGGTACTAAATCACCTTACAACACTTCAACTAGTGGTAAACCGCTTGTTGAAGGCGCAGAAGAGAAAGGTAACGTTGTTACAGATACTAATAATTTATACGTAGACCTTTCGGCATTAATGGCTACTATTGAAGATGAAGAGTTAGATCCAAACGGAGTATTAACTACACGTTCATTCAGAAGTAAAATGCGTAATGCTTTAGATGCTAATGACAGACCATTATTTGATGCTAACGGGAACGAGATTATGGGATTACCACTATCTTATACTGGAGCGGATGTATACGACAAAAAGAAATCGTTAGCACTAATGGGTGATTGGGATTACGCACGTTACGGTATCTTACAAGGTATTGAGTATGCAATTTCTGAAGATGCCACGTTAACGACGTTACAAGCATCAGATGCTTCTGGCCAACCAGTATCATTATTTGAACGTGATATGTTCGCTTTACGTGCGACGATGCATATTGCATACATGAACGTTAAACCAGAAGCGTTCGCAACGCTTAAACCAACTGAATAGGAGGAGATATGATGGCTAATCCTGCAGAAGAGATTAAGGTAAAAAAAGACAATATGACTATTACTGTTACAAAGAAGGCATTTGACTCTTATTACAGTCTTGTCGGTTACAAAGAGGTTAAATCACGTCGTACTACGTCTGATAAGAGCGAGTGATAAAAATGACTCTTTATGAAGATGTTAAACTTTTACTCAAGAAAAATGGAGTGGAAGTTAAAAGTGATGAAGAAGAAATATTTAAGATGGAAGTTGACGGAATACTAGAAGATGTTAGGGATATAACAAACAATGATTTTATGAAAGATGGTCAAGTCATTTATCCTTACTCAATCAAAAAGTATGTCGCAGATGTCCTAGAGTATTATCAACGACCTGAAGTTAAAAAGAATTTAAAGTCAAGAAGTATGGGGACAGTGTCGTACACTTATAACGATGGTGTCCCTGATTACATTAGTGGAGTATTAAACAGGTATAAACGAGCAAAGTTTCATCCGTTTAAACCAATAAGGTAGAGGTGTTGTTTGTGTTTAACCCATACGACGAATTCCCTCACACTATTTCTATTGGAAGTATCAAAAAAGTAGGAGAGTATCCAATTATACAAGAGCGCTTTGTAAGCGATAAAACAATTAAAGGATTTATGGATACGCCTACTACATCTGAACAACTAAAATTTCATCAAATGTCACAAGAATATGACAGAAACCTATATGTACCTTATGACTTGCCAATATCTAAAAACAATTTATTTGAGTATGAGGGTAGAATCTTTAGTATTGAAGGTGATTCTGTAGATCAGGGCGGACAACATGAAATTAAGTTACTACGACTTAAGCAGGTGCCATATGGCAAAGGTTAAGTATGGTAATTGGGACTTAGTTAAGGAACTTGAGGAGTTCGAGGAAGAAACGATTAAATGGGCTAAAAAAGGCATAGCCAAGACAATTAACAAAATATATAATACTGCAGTTGCGTTGGCTCCGGTTGACATGGGTTTTTTAAAAGAAAGTATCGACTTTATGTATAAAGACGGTGGGCTTACAGGCATCATCAGTGTAGGCGCTGAATACGCTATATACGTTGAGTATGGAACGGGTATCTATGCTACTGGTCCCGGTGGTAGTAGAGCAAAAAAACTCCCTTGGTCTTATGAAGATGAAGATGGAGAATGGCACACTACTTACGGTAGTCCAGCGCAACCTTTTTGGAACCCAGCTATCGATGAAGGCAGAGCATTCTTCAATAAGTATTTTTCATAGAGGTGGTTAAATATGTGGGTATCAGTTGAACCTGAACTTACAAATCAAATATATAAAAGATTAATCTCAGACCCTAACATTAACAAACTAGTTGATGATAGGGTCTTTGACGTTGTTCAAGATGACGCTGTTTACCCATATATTGTTGTGGGTGAATCTAACGTCACTAACAACGAATCTAGTGCAACAATGAGAGAAACGGTCGGTATTGTCATACATGTGTATTCACAGTTCGCTACACAATACGAGGCTAAGCTCATTTTAAATGCGATAGGCTATGTGCTTAACAGGCCTATAGAGATAGAAAATTATGAATTTCAATTTAGTCGTATCGATAGTCAAGCGGTATTCCCTGATATAGACAGGTTTACTAAGCATGGCACGATACGGCTTTTATTTAAGTACAGACATAAAAAGAAAAACGAAGGAGTGTATTAAATGGCGCAAAAAAACTATTTAGCGGTTGTACGTCCAGCTGAAACTGATTTAGATTTAGTTGATGCTTTATTATTAGCTGACTTACAAGAAGGTGGACATACGATTGAAAATGATTTAGCTGAAATAGTACGAGGCGGTAAAACGGACTATTCTTCCAATGCAATGTCAGAATCATTTAAATTAACGATTGGTAATGTGCCTGGAGACAAAGGAATTGAAGCAGTGAAACACGCTGTACAAACAGGTGGACAGTTGCGTATATGGCTTTATGAGCGTAATAAACGTGCAGACGGTAAACATCACGGAATGTTTGGTTATGTTGTTCCAGAATCATTTGAAATGTCGTTTGATGATGAAAGTGACAAAATCGAACTGTCATTAAAAGTTAAATGGAATACAGCGGAAGGCGCTGAAGATAACTTGCCAAAAGAATGGTTCGAAGCTGCAGGTGCTCCTACAGTTGAATACGAAAAGTTCGGCGAAAAAGTAGGTACGTTCGAGAATCAAAAGAAAGCTAGTGTTGTATCTGATTCACACACGGAAGACCATTCTATGTAAACTAATAGATCAAGGGGGCGTAAGCTCCCTATTTTTTTATAAAAAAATTGAAAAGAGGTATATATTTTGACTGAATTTAATCCAATTACAACATTAAAAATTAATGACGGAGAAAAAGATTACGAAGTAGAAGCAAAAGTAACATTTGCATTTGACCGAAAAGCTGAAAAATTCTCAGAAGATAGCGAAGATGGGAGAAAAGGAGCAATGCCAGGATTCAATGTTATCTTTAACGGTTTGCTAGAATCTAGAAACAAAGCGATTTTACAATTTTGGGAATGTGCTACTGCTTATTTAAAAAACCCACCAACTCGAGAACAATTAGAAAAAGCGATTGATGATTTCATCACTGAAAACGAGGATACTTTGCCGTTATTACAAGGGGCTTTGGACAAACTTAACAATAGTGGTTTTTTCAAGAGGGAGAGTCGCTCGTACTGGATGACATTGAACAAAGCACCGAATATGGCCAAAAGCGAGGACAAAGAAATGACGAAAGCAGGCATAGAAATGATGAAAGAGAATTACAAGGAAATCATGGGCGCAGAACCTTACACGATTACTCAAAAATAAGGCAACTGACAGCTAGATATTTAGGATATATCCCTGAACATGAATTGTTAGCACTAACACCTGCTGAATGGCGTGATTGGCTTATTGGTGGTCAGGATAGGTACCTAGATCAAAGACAATTATTAATTGAACAAGCGCAAGCTAACGGCTTAGTACAAGCTTCTAAGAGGCTAACTAGTATGATTCGTGACATTGAGAAACAACGTTACGAAATAAGAGAACCTGGTAGCTATGCTCGTGTACAAAAAGCTAGATTAGAAGAAGAAAAAAGAAGACGTGAACTCTTCAAAGAAGGCACAAGAAAATTCCTTGAATCGAAAGGAGGTTAGCCTTTGGATACTCATTTTATGGCAAAGATTATGGCCAATATTAGAGATTTCCAAAGCAACGTAAGGAAAGCTCAACGATTAGCAAAGACGTCTGTACCAAACGAAATTGAAACAGATGTAAAAGCAGATATTTCAAGATTCCAAAGAGCTTTACAACGCGCTAAAGCTATGGCGCAAAAATGGCGTGAACATAACGTTAAAATAGATGGTAATAATTCACCGTTAAAACGTGCAATTGCTAGTGCAAAAACGATGTTGGCCACGTTACACAACAAAACAATAAAAGTTAATTTCGATACGAGAGGTATGACAAAAACCCAAATTTTAACTAAGGCACTGAATCAGTCCTTAACTGATTATAGTGAGAAAATGGACGCGCTAGCTACTAAAATTCGTACATTTGGTACAATTTTTGCACAACAAGTTAAAGGCTTAATGATTGCTAGTATACAAGCATTGATACCAGTGATTGCCGGATTAGTACCTGCAATAATGGCAGTACTTAATGCGGTTGGTGTATTAGGTGGTGGCGTTTTAGGTTTAGTTGGCGCATTCTCTGTCGCAGGTCTTGGAGTTGTTGGCTTTGGTGCAATGGCTATTAGCGCTCTTAAAATGGTTGAAGATGGAACATTGGCAGTAACAAAAGAAGTTCAAAACTTTAGAGATGCGAGCGATCAGTTAAAAACTACATGGCGTGATATTGTTAAAGAGAATCAAGCAAGTATCTTTAATGCGATGTCAGCAGGTATCAGAGGTGTTACAAGTGCGATGTCTCAATTAAAACCATTCTTATCTGAAGTATCTATGCTGGTTGAAGCAAACGCACGCAAGTTTGAGGATTGGGTTAAACATTCTGAAACAACTAAGAAAGCATTTGAAGCATTGAATAGCATAGGTGGCGCAATCTTCGGAGATTTATTGAACGCTGCAGGAAGATTTGGCGACGGATTAATTAACATTTTCACTCAATTAATGCCGTTGTTCAAATTTGTGTCTCAAGGACTACAGAACATGTCCATAGCTTTCCAAAATTGGGCTAATAGTGTGGCTGGTCAGAATGCTATTAAAGCGTTTATTGACTACACTACCACTAACTTACCTAAGATTGGTCAGATATTTGGCAATGTGTTCGCTGGTATTGGTAATTTAATGATTGCTTTTGCTCAAAACAGTTCTAACATTTTTGACTGGTTAGTTAAATTAACTTCTCAATTTAGAGCATGGTCAGAACAAGTAGGACAATCACAAGGATTTAAAGACTTTATCAGTTACGTTCAAGAGAATGGTCCTACTATTATGCAGTTAATCGGTAATATCGTAAAAGCGTTAGTGGCATTTGGTACTGCAATGGCTCCTATAGCTAGTAAATTACTAGATTTCATTACTAATTTAGCTGGATTTATCGCCAAACTATTCGAAGCACACCCAGCAGTCGCTCAAATTATCGGTGTTATCGGTATTTTAGGTGGCGTATTTTGGGCTTTAATGGCTCCGATCGCAGCTGTTAGCAGTGTGTTAAGTAATGTGTTTAGTATGACTTTATTGAATGTTGTCAAAAGAATACTGGATTTAACTAGAATAACTGGGGTGGTAAGTAAAGCGTTCGGTTTATTGACTGGTGCTTTCACAAGTATTTCTTGGCCAATATTAGCAGTAGTTGCAGTCATTGGTGTATTCATTGGTATTCTTGTTTATTTATGGAAAACAAACGAGAAATTCAGAAAAACAATAACAGAAGCTTGGAACGGTATTAAAACAGCAGTTTCCGGTGCGATTCAAGGTGTAGTAGATTGGTTAACTCAATTGTGGGGCAAAATTCAATCAACATTACAGCCGATCATGCCTATTTTGCAAATGTTAGGTCAAATATTCATGCAAGTTTTAGGTGTTTTAGTCATAGGTATCATCACAAACGTTATGAATATCATACAAGGATTGTGGACCTTAATTACAATCGCGTTCCAAGCCATAGGAACAGTAATATCCGTAGCAGTCCAAATCATAGTAGGTTTGTTCACTGCTTTAATTCAGTTGCTTACTGGAGACTTCTCAGGTGCTTGGGAGACTATTAAAACTACGGTTACCAATGTACTTGATACGATTTGGCAATACATGCAATCAGTTTGGGAGTCAATTATCGGCTTTTTAACTGGCGTAATGAATCGAACGCTTTCTATGTTTGGTACAAGTTGGTCACAGATATGGAGTACAATCACTAATTTTGTTAGCAGTATTTGGAACACTGTTACAAGTTGGTTCAGTCGTGTTGCTTCGAGTGTAGCCGAAAAAATGGGACAAGCACTAAACTTTATTATCATAAAAGGTTCTGAATGGGTTTCTAACATTTGGAATACAGTTACAAGTTTCGCGAGTAAAGTAGCTGATGGGTTTAAAAGAGTTGTCTCAAATGTAGGAGACGGTATGAGTGATGCACTTGGTAAGATTAAAAGTTTCTTCGGTGATTTCTTAAATGCCGGAGCGGAATTAATCGGCAAAGTAGCTGAGGGTGTAGCCAATGCTGCGCACAAAGTTGTTAGTGCAGTAGGCGATGCAATTTCATCTGCATGGGACTCTGTAACTTCATTCGTAAGTGGACACGGCGGAGGTAGTGGCTTAGGCAAAGGTTTAGCGGTATCACAAGCTAAAGTAATGGCTACAGACTTTGGCAGTGCCTTTAATAAAGAGCTATCCTCTACTTTGACAGATAGTATAGTAGATCCTGTAAGTACTTCTATAGACAGACACATGACTAGCGATGTTCAACATAGCTTAAAAGAAAATAATAGACCTATTGTGAATGTAACGATTAGAAATGAGGGCGACCTTGATTTAATTAAATCACGCATCGATGACATGAACGCTATAGACGGAAGTTTCAACTTATTATAAGGGAGGTTTGTTAGTTGATAGCGCACGATATAGAAGTAATAAGGAATGGTTCGCAGTATCGCGTCAGTGACAATCCTTTCACTTATAATCACTTGGAAGTAGTTGAATATAACGTTACAGGCGCAGGATATCATCGTAACTATTCTGATATAGAGGGTATTGATGGTAGATTTCATAATTACGCTAAAGAAGAACTTAAAAAAGTAGAGCTTAAGCTAAGGTATAAAGTACCTAAAATTGCTTATGCTTCACATTTAAAGTCAGACGTCCAAGCACTATTTGCTGGACGTTTTTATTTAAGGGAATTAGCTACACCAGACAATTCAATTAAGTATGAGCATATATTAGATATACCAAAAGACAAACAAGCATTTGAGCTTGATTATGTTGATGGACGACAACTTTTTGTAGGACTAGTAAGTGAAGTTTCTTTTAACACAACTCAAATATCAGGGGAATTTTCTTTGTCGTTTGAAACAACCGAACTACCATACTTTGAAAGTGTCGGTTTTAGTACTGATCTTGAAAGTGATAACGACCCTGAAAAATGGTCGGTACCTGATAGATTGCCTACAAACGAAGGTGATAAGAGGCGTCAAATGACATTTTACAACACTAACTCAGGAGAAGTTTATTATAACGGTGATGTTCCTTTAACACAGTTTAATCAGTTTAATGTTGTTGAAATAGAGTTAGCCGAAGATGTTAAAGCTAATGATAAGGATGGATTCACTTTCTATACAGATAAAGGAAATATCTCAGTTATTAAGGAAGTTGATTTAAAAGCCGGAGATAAAATAATCTTCGACGGTAAACATACCTATAGAGGTTATTTAAATATAGATTCTTTTAATAAAACTTTAGAACAACCGGTTTTATATCCAGGCTGGAATCGATTCAAGTCTAATAAAGTAATGAAACAAATTACATTTAGACACAAATTATATTTTAGATAAGGAGTAGCCTATGCCAATTTTATTAAAAAGTCTACAGGGTGTAGGGCACGCTATTAATGTTAGTACAAAAGTAAGTAAAAAGTTAAATGAAGATAGTTCTTTGGATCTAACTATTATCGAGAACGCGAGTACGTTTGACGCAATAGGTGCTATAACTAAAATGTGGACGATCACTCATGTTGAAGGTGAAGATGATTTCAACGAATATGTAATTGTCATACTTGATAAGTCTACTATTGGTGAAAAAATAAGGCTTGATATCAAAGCTAGACAAAAAGAACTTGATGACCTTAACAATTCTAGGATTTACCAAGAGTATAACGAAAGTTTTACAGGCGTTGAGTTCTTCAATACTGTCTTTAAAGGAACGGGTTATAAGTATGTATTACATCCAAAAGTAGATGCATCTAAATTCGAGGGATTAGGCAAAGGAGATACACGATTAGAAATCTTTAAAAAAGGACTTGAGCGTTATCATCTCGAATATGAATACGATGCAAAGACTAAAACGTTTCATTTGTATGATGAATTATCTAAGTTTGCCAATTATTACATTAAAGCTGGTGTGAATGCTGATAACGTCAAAATACAAGAAGACGCATCTAAATGTTATACCTTTATTAAAGGTTATGGTGATTTTGATGGACAACAGACTTTTGCAGAAGCGGGACTACAAATTGAATTCACTCATCCATTAGCACAATTGATAGGTAAAAGAGAAGCGCCACCACTTGTTGATGGACGTATTAAAAAAGAAGATAGTTTAAAAAAAGCAATGGAGCTAGTGATAAAGAAAAGTGTCACTGCTTCTATTTCCTTAGATTTTGTAGCGTTACGTGAACACTTCCCAGAAGCTAACCCTAAAATAGGTGATGTTGTTAGAGTGGTGGATTCTGCCATAGGATATAACGACTTAGTGAGAATAGTCGAAATCACTACACATAGAGATGCGTACAATAATATCACTAAGCAAGATGTAGTATTAGGAGACTTTACAAGGCGTAATCGATACAACAAAGCAGTTCATGATGCTGCAAATTATGTTAAAAGCGTAAAATCTACAAAATCCGACCCATCTAAAGAACTAAAAGCATTAAACGCAAAAGTTAACGCAAGTTTATCCATAAATAATGAATTGGTTAAGCAGAATGAAAAAATAAACGCTAAAGTCGATAAGATGAATACTAAAACAGTTACAACTGCTAATGGTACGATCATGTACGACTTTACTAGTCAATCAAGTATAAGAAACATCAAATCAATTGGAACGATTGGCGACTCTGTAGCTAGAGGGTCGCACGCAAAAACTAATTTCACAGAAATGTTAGGCAAGAAATTGAAAGCCAAAACGACCAACCTTGCAAGAGGTGGCGCAACAATGGCAACAGTTCCAATAGGTAAAGAAGCGGTAGAAAACAGCATTTATAGACAAGCAGAGCAAATAAGAGGAGACCTAATCATATTACAAGGTACAGATGATGACTGGTTACACGGTTATTGGTCAGGTGTACCGATAGGCACTGATAAAACGGATACAAAAACGTTTTACGGTGCCTTTTGTTCTGCAATTGAAGTTATACGGAAGAATAATCCGGATTCAAAAATACTAGTAATGACAGCTACTAGACAATGTCCTATGCGTGGTACAACGATACGCCGTAAAGATACGGATAAAAACAAACTAGGGTTAACGTTAGAGGATTATGTCAACGCTCAAATACTAGCTTGTAGCGAGTTGGACGTACCAGTGTTTGACGCATATCACACAGACTACTTTAAGCCATACAATCCAGCTTTTAGGAAAGCGAGCATGGAGGACGGCTTACACCCTAACGAAAAAGGTCACGAGGTTATTATGTACGAGTTAATCAAGGATTATTACAGTTTTTACGACTAAAGGAGGCAACCAATGGCTTACGGATTAATAACAAGTTTGCATTCTATCACTGGCGAAAAAGTAGTTGCTCAGCATGAGTACAACTATCGATTACTTGATAATGGAATGAGTAAACTTGAAGAGATGTTTATATATCATCAAAAAGAAGAAATATACGCACACTCAGCGAAACAAATTAAATACTTGAATGACAGTGTTGAAGATTATTTAACGTATTTAAATGGCCGTTTTAGCAACATGATAATAGGTCATAACGGCGACGGTATCAACGAGGTAAAAGACGCGCGTGTTGATAATACTGGTTATGATCATAAGACATTGCAAGATCGTTTGTATCATGATTATTCAACACTAGATGCTTTCACTAAAAAGGTTGAGAAAGCTGTAGATGAACACTATAAAGAATATCAAGCGACAGAATACCGATTTGAACCAAAAGAGCAAGAACCGGAATTCATCACAGATTTATCGCCATATACTAACGCAGTAATGCAATCATTTTGGGTAGACCCTAGAACAAAAATTATTTACATGACACAAGCGCGTCCAGGCAATCATTACATGTTATCTAGATTGAAGCCTAACGGACAATTTATTGATAGACTGCTAGTTAAAAATGGCGGACACGGCACACACAACGCCTATAGATATATCGGCAATGAGTTGTGGATTTATTCAGCAGTGTTAGACGCTAACAACAATAACAAGTTTGTACGCTTTAAATACAGAAGCGGAGAAATGACGTATGGCAACGAAATGCAAGACGTTATGCCAAATGTATTTAACGATAGATATACGTCAGCAATTTATAATCCTATAGAAAACTTAATGGTTTTTAGACGTGAATATAAAACTTCTGAACAACAAGCTAAGAACGCATTAAATTTTGTTGAAGTAAGAAGTGCTGACGATATTGATAAAGGTATAGACAAAGTACTGTACCAAATGGATATCCCTATGCAATACACATCAGGTACGCAACCTATGCAAGGTATTGCTTATGATGCGGGTATCTTATATTGGTACACTGGCGATTCTAATCCGGCTAATCCTAATTACTTACAAGGCTTTGATATCAAAACGAAAGAATTGTTATTTAAACGTCGTATCGATATAGGCGGTGTGAATAACAACTTTAAAGGAGATTTCCAAGAGGCTGAGGGTCTAGATATGTATTACGATCTAGAAACAGGACGTAAAGCACTTTTAATCGGGGTAACTATTGGACCAGGTAACAACAGACATCACTCAATTTATTCTATCGGCCAAAGAGGTGTTAACCAATTCTTAAAAAACATTGCACCTCAGGTATCGATGACTGATTCAGGTGGGCGTGTTAAACCATTACCAGTGCAAAACCCAGCATATCTAAGTGATGTTACCGAAGTTGGTCATTACTATATCTATACGCAAGACACACAAAATGCGTTAGATTTCCCGTTACCGAAAGCGTTTAGAGATGCAGGTTGGTTCTTTGATGTACTGCCTGGACACTATAATGGTGCTCTAAGACAAGTACTTACCAGAAACAGCACAGGTAGAAATATGCTTAAATTCGAACGTGTCATTGACATTTTCAATAAGAAAAACAACGGAGCATGGAATTTCTGTCCGCAAAACGCCGGTTATTGGGAACATATCCCTAAGAGTATTACAAAATTATCAGATTTAAAAATCGTTGGTTTAGATTTCTATATCACTACTGAAGAATCAAAACGATTTACTGATTTTCCTAAAGACTTTAAAGGTATTGCAGGTTGGATATTAGAAGTAAAATCGAATACACCAGGTAACACAACACAAGTATTAAGACGTAATAACTTCCCGTCTGCACATCAATTTTTAGTTAGAAACTTTGGTACTGGTGGCGTTGGTAAATGGAGTTTATTCGAAGGAAAGGTGGTTGAATAATGGTAGTAGATAATTTTTCGAAAGATGATAACTTAATCGAGTTACAAACAACATCACAATATAATCCGGTTATTGACACAAACATCAGTTTCTATGAATCAGATAGAGGAACTGGTGTTTTAAATTTTGCAGTAACTAAGAATAACAGACCGTTATCTATAAGTTCTGAACATGTTAAAACATCTATCGTGTTAAAAACCGATGATTATAACGTAGATAGAGGCGCTTATATTTCAGACGAATTAACGATAGTAGACGCAATTAATGGGCGTTTGCAGTATGTGATACCGAATGAATTTTTAAAACATTCAGGCAAGGTGCATGCTCAGGCATTCTTTACACAAAACGGGAGTAATAATGTTGTTGTTGAACGTCAATTTAGCTTCAATATTGAAAATGATTTAGTTAGTGGGTTTGATGGTATAACAAAGCTTGTTTATATCAAATCTATTCAAGATACTATCGAAGCTGTCGGTAAAGACTTTAACCAATTAAAGCAAAATATGGCTGATACACAAACGTTAATAGCAAAAGTGAATGATAGTGCGACAAAAGGCATTCAACAAATCGAAATCAAGGAAAACGAAGCTATACAAGCTATTACTGCGACGCAAACTAGTGCAACACAAGCTGTTACAGCTGAATTCGATAAAATAGTTGATAAAGAGCAAGCGATTTTTGAACGTGTTAACGAAGTTGAACAACAAATCAATGGCGCTGACCTTGTTAAAGGTAATTCAACAACAAATTGGCAAAAGTCTAAACTTACAGATGATTACGGTAAAGCAATTGAATCGTATGAGCAGTCCATAGATAGCGTTTTAAGCGCAGTTAACACATCTAGGATTATTCATATTACTAATGCAACAGATGCGCCAGAAAAGACGGATATAGGCACGTTAGAGAAGCCTGGACAAGATGGTGTTGATGACGGTTCTTCGTTCGATGAATCAACTTATACATCAAGCAAATCTGGTGTGTTAGTTGTTTATGTTGTTGATAATAATACTGCTCGTGCAACATGGTACCCAGACGATTCAAACGATGAGTACACAAAATACAAAATCTACGGCACATGGTACCCGTTTTATAAAAAGAATGATGGAAACTTAACTAAGCAATTTGTTGAAGAAACGTCTAACAACGCTTTAAATCAAGCTAAGCAGTATGTAGATGATAAATTCGGAACAACGAGCTGGCAACAACATAAGATGACAGAGGCGAATGGTCAATCAATTCAAGTTAACTTAAATAATGCGCAAGGCGATTTGGGATATTTAACTGCTGGTAATTACTATGCAACAAGAGTGCCGGATTTACCAGGTAGCGTTGAAAGTTATGAGGGTTATTTATCGGTATTCGTTAAAGATGATACAAACAAGCTATTTAACTTCACACCTTATAACTCTAAAAAGATTTACACACGATCAATCACAAACGGCAGACTTGAGCAACAGTGGACAGTTCCTAATGAACATAAATCAACGGTATTGTTCGACGGTGGCGCAAATGGTGTAGGTACAACAATCAATCTAACTGAACCGTACACAAACTATTCTATTTTGTTGGTAAGTGGAACTTATCCAGGTGGCGTTATTGAGGGATTCGGACTAACCGCATTACCTAACGCGATTCAATTGAGTAAAGCGAATGTAGTTGACTCAGACGGCAACGGTGGCGGTATTTATGAGTGCTTACTATCCAAAACAAGTAGCACTACTTTAAGAATAGATAACGATGTGTACTTTGATTTAGGTAAAACATCAGGTTCTGGAGCGAATGCCAACAAAGTTACTATAACTAAAATTATGGGGTGGAAATAATGAAAATCACAGTAAACGATAAAAACGAAGTTATCGGATTCGTTAATACTGGCGGTTTACGTAATAGTTTAGATGTAGACGATAACAATGTGCCTATCAAATTCAAAGAAGAGTTCGAACCTAGAAAGTTTGTTTTCACTAACGGCGAAATTAAATACAATAGCAATTTCGAAAAAGAAGACGTACCGAATGCATCAAACCAACAAAGTGCGTCAGATTTAAGTGATGAGGAACTTCGCGGAATGGTTGCGAGTATGCAAATGCAGATGACGCAAGTGAACATGTTGACAATGCAATTGACGCAACAAAACGCTATGTTAACACAACAGTTGACCGAACTGAAAACTAACAAAACAAATACTGAGGGGGACGTTTAAATGATGAAGATGATTTATCCAACTTTTAAAGACATTAAAACTTTTTATGTGTGGGGTTGCTATAAAAATGAGCAAATTAAGTGGTACGTAGACATGGGTGTAATCGACAAAGAAGAATATGCATTGATCACTGGTGAAAAATATCCAGAGGCAAAAGATGAAAAGTCACAGGTGTAATGCTTGAGGCTTTTTAATTTAACACAAAGTAGGTGGCGTAATGTTTGGATTTACCAAACGGCACGAACATGAATGGCGAATTAGAAGATTAGAAGAGAATGATAAAACAATGCTTAGCACTCTCAATGAGATTAAATTAGGTCAAAAAACTCAAGAGCAAGTTAACATTAAATTAGATAAAACTTTAGATGCTATCCAGAGGGAAAGACAGATAGACGAAAAAAATAAGAAAGAAAACGACAAAAATATACGCGATATGAAAATGTGGATTCTCGGTTTGATAGGGACTATCTTCAGTACGATTGTCATAGCTTTACTAAGAACTATTTTTGGTATTTAAAGGAGGTGATTACCATGCTTAAAGGGATTTTAGGATATAGCTTCTGGGCGTGCTTCTGGTTTGGTAAATGTAAATAACAGTTAAGAGTCAGTGCTTCGGCACTGGCTTTTTATTTTGATTGAAATGAGGTGCATACATGGGATTACCTAACCCAAAGACTAGAAAGCCTACAGCTAGCGAAGTGGTGGAGTGGGCAAAGTCGAATATTGGTAAGAGGATTAATATAGATAATTATCGGGGCAGTCAATGTTGGGATACACCTAACTTTATTTTTAAAAGATATTGGGGTTTTGTAACATGGGGCAATGCTAAGGATATGGCTAATTACAGATATCCTAAGGGTTTCCGATTCTATCGTTATTCATCTGGATTTGTACCGGAACCTGGAGACATCGCAGTTTGGCACCCTGGCAACGGAATAGGTTCGGACGGACACACCGCAATAGTAGTAGGACCATCTAATAAAAGTTATTTTTATAGCGTTGACCAAAACTGGGTTAATTCTAATAGTTGGACAGGTTCTCCGGGAAGTTTAGTAAGACACCCTTATGTAAGTGTTACAGGCTTTGTGAGACCTCCATATTCAAAAGATACTAGCAAACCTAGTAGTACTGATACAAGTTCAGCATCAAAAGCCAATGACTCAACAATTACTGGCGAAGCGAAGAAACCGCAATTTAAAGAAGTTAAAACAGTAAAATACACTGCTTACAGCAATGTTTTAGATAAAGAAGAGCATTTCATTGATCATATAGTTGTAATGGGTGATGAACGCTTAGATATTCAAGGATTATATATAAAAGAATCAATGCATATGCGTTCTGTAGACGAACTGTATACGCAAAGAAATAAGTTTATAAGCGATTATGAAATACCGCATTTATATGTCGATAGAGAGGCTACATGGCTTGCTAGACCAACCAATTTTGATGACCCGCGTCACCCTAATTGGCTAGTTATTGAAGTATGTGGTGGTCGAACAGATAGTAAGCGTCAATTCTTAATGAACCAAATACAAGCTTTAATACGGGGTGTATGGTTGTTGTCAGGAACAGATAAAGAATTATCTGAAACAACGTTAAAGGTAGACCCTAATATTTGGCGTAGTATGAAAGATTTAATTAATTACGACTTGATTAAGCAAGGTATACCGGATGACGCAAAGTATGAGCAAGTCAAAAAGAAAATGCTTGAGACGTACATCAAACGAGATATATTAAAACGAGAAAATATTAAAGAAGTAACTACAAAAACAACAATAAGAAATAGTGATAAAACATCGGTTGACAGTGCGTCAACAAGAGGACCCACTGCATCAGACGAAAAACCAAGCATCGTTACTGAAAAAAGTCCGTTCACGTTCCAGCAAGCACTGGATAGACAAATGTCTAGGGGTAACCCGAAAAAATCTCATACATGGGGCTGGGCTAATGCAACACGAGCACAAACGAGCTCAGCAATGAATGTTAAGCGAATATGGGAAAGTAACACACAATGCTATCAAATGCTTAATTTAGGCAAGTATCAAGGCGTTTCAGTTAGTGCGCTTAATAAGATACTCAAAGGGAAAGGAACGCTAGACGGACAAGGCAAAGCATTTGCAGAAGCCTGTAAGAAAAACAACATTAACGAAATCTATTTGATCGCGCACGCTTTCTTAGAAAGTGGATACGGAACAAGTAACTTCGCTAACGGAAAAGATGGAGTATACAACTACTTCGGCATTGGCGCTTACGACAACAATCCTAACTACGCAATGACGTTTGCAAGGAATAAAGGTTGGACATCTCCAGCAAAAGCAATCATGGGCGGTGCTAGCTTCGTAAGAAAGGATTACATCAACAAAGGGCAGAATACACTGTACAGAATCAGATGGAATCCTAAGAATCCAGCTACGCACCAATACGCTACTGCTATAGAGTGGTGCCAACATCAAGCTAGTACAATCGCTAAGCTATATAAACAAATCGGCTTAAAAGGTATCTACTTTATAAGAGATAAATATAAATAAAGAGGTGTGTAAATGTACAAAATAAAAGATGTTGAAACGAGAATAAAAAATGATGGTGTTGACTTAGGTGACATTGGCTGTCGATTTTACACTGAAGATGAAAATACAGCATCTATAAGAATAGGTATCAATGACAAACAAGGTCGTATCGATCTAAAAGCACATGGCTTAACACCTAGATTACATTTATTTATGGAAGATGGCTCTATATTCAAAAATGAGCCCCTTATTATCGACGATGTTGTAAAAGGGTTCCTTACCTACAAGATACCTAAAAAGGTTATCAAACACGCTGGTTATGTTCGTTGTAAGCTGTTTTTAGAGAAAGAAGAAGAAAAAATACATGTCGCGAACTTTTCTTTCAATATCGTTGATAGTGGCATTGAATCTGCTGTAGCAAAAGAAATCGATGTTAAATTGGTAGATGATGCTATTACGAGAATTTTAAAAGATAACGCGACAGATTTATTGAGCAAAGACTTTAAAGAGAAAATAGATAAAGATGTCATTTCTTACATCGAAAAGAATGAAAGTAGATTTAAAGGTGCGAAAGGTGATAAAGGCGAACCGGGACAACCTGGTGCGAAAGGTGATACAGGTAAAAAGGGAGAACAAGGCACACCCGGTAAAAACGGTACTGTAGTATCAATCAATCCTGACACTAAAATGTGGCAAATTGATGGTAAAGATACAGATATCAAAGCAGAACCTGAGTTATTGGACAAAATCAATATCGCAAATGTTGAAGGGTTAGAAAATAAATTGCAAGAAGTTGAAAAAATCAAAGATACAACTCTCAACGACTCTAAAACGTATACGGATTCAAAAATTGCTGAACTAGTTGATAGCGCGCCTGAATCTATGAATACACTAAGAGAATTAGCAGAAGCAATACAAAACAACTCTATTTCAGAAAGTGTATTGCAACAGATTGGCTCAAAAGTTAGTACAGAAGATTTTGAGAGATTCAAGCAATCATTAAACAGTTTGTATGCAGATAAAAATCATAGTCATACAATCAAACAGATTGAAGGATTAGAAAATGCTTTATCAAAAAAATCAGACATAAATCACAGTCATGATGAACGTTATCTTTTATCATCAAATGCTTTTACAAAAGAGGAAGCAGATAAACTTTATCAACCTATCGGTTCTTCGCAGCCGTCACTGAATATTTGGACAGGCAGTGAAACAGAATATAATTATTTGTATCAAAAAGACCCTAATACACTTTACTTAATTAAGGGGTGATTTTATGGAAGGTAATTTTAAAAATGTAAAGAAGCTTATTTACGAAGATGAAGAATATACAAAAGTATATGCTGGAAATATCCAAGTATGGAAAAAGCCTTCATCTTTTGTAATAAAACCCTTACCTAAAAATAAATATCCGGATAGCATAGAAGATTCAACAGCAAAATGGACAATAAATGGAGTTGAACCTAACAAAAATTATCAGGTGACAATAGAAAATGTACGCAGCGGTATAATGAGGGTTTCGCAAACTAATTTAGGATCAAGTGATTTAGGAATATCAGGAGTCAATAGTGGAGTTGCAAGTAAAAGCATTAACTTTAGTAATCCTTCCGGGATTTTGTATGTCACTATAAGTGATGTTTATTCAGGATCTCCGACTTTGACCATCGAATAATTTTAAACGACTAATTTTTAGTCGTTTTTTATTTTGGGTAAAAGGAGCAAACAAATGGATATTAACTGGAAATTGAGATTTAAAAATAAAGCAGTATTAACAGGTTTAGTTGGTGCATTGTTGCTATTTATCAAGCAAATTACAGACTTATTCGGATTAGATTTATCAACTCAATTAAATCAAGCTAGCGCGATTATAGGTGCTATTCTCACGCTACTCACAGGTATTGGTGTTATTACTGATCCAACGTCAAAAGGCGTCTCAGATTCATCTATAGCACAGACATATCAAGCGCCTAGAGATAGTAGCAAAGAAGAACAACAGGTTACTTGGAAAACATCTCAAGACAGTAATTTAACGCCAGAATTAAGTACAAAAGCACCGAAAGAATATGATACATCACAGCCGTTTACAGACGCCTCTAACGATGTTGGTTTTGACGTGAATGAGTATCATCATGGAGGTGGCGACGATGCAAGCAAAATTAACTAAAAAAGAGTTTATAGAATGGTTGAAAACTTCTGAGGGAAAACAATTCAATGTGGACTTATGGTATGGATTTCAATGCTTTGATTATGCCAATGCTGGTTGGAAAGTTTTGTTTGGATTACTTCTAAAAGGTTTAGGTGCAAAAGATATACCATTTGCAAACAATTTTGATGGACTAGCTACTGTATACCAAAATACACCGGACTTCTTAGCACAACCTGGCGACATGGTGGTATTCGGTAGCAACTACGGTGCTGGATATGGTCACGTTGCATGGGTAATTGAAGCAACTTTAGATTACATCATTGTATATGAGCAGAATTGGCTAGGCGGTGGCTGGACTGACGGAATCGAACAACCCGGCTGGGGTTGGGAAAAAGTTACAAGACGACAACATGCTTATGATTTCCCTATGTGGTTTATCCGTCCGAATTTTAAAAGTGAGACAGCGCCACGATCAGTTCAATCTCCTACACAAGCACCTAAAAAAGAAACAGCTAAGCCACAACCTAAAGCAGTAGAACTTAAAATCATCAAAGATGTGGTTAAAGGTTATGACCTACCTAAGCGTGGTAGTAACCCTAAAGGTATAGTTATACACAACGACGCAGGAAGCAAAGGGGCGACTGCTGAAGCATATCGTAACGGATTAGTAAATGCACCTTTATCAAGATTAGAAGCGGGCATTGCGCATAGTTACGTATCAGGCAACACAGTTTGGCAAGCCTTAGATGAATCACAAGTAGGTTGGCATACCGCTAATCAAATAGGTAATAAATATTATTACGGTATTGAAGTATGTCAATCAATGGGCGCAGATAACGCGACATTCTTAAAAAATGAACAGGCAACTTTCCAAGAATGCGCTAGATTGTTGAAAAAATGGGGATTACCAGCAAACAGAAATACAATCAGATTGCACAATGAATTTACTTCAACATCATGCCCTCATAGAAGTTCGGTTTTACACACTGGTTTTGACCCAGTAACTCGCGGTCTATTGCCAGAAGACAAGCGGTTGCAACTTAAAGACTACTTTATCAAGCAGATTAGGGCGTACATGGATGGTAAAATACCGGTTGCCACTGTCTCTAATGAGTCAAGCGCTTCAAGTAATACAGTTAAACCAGTTGCAAGTGCATGGAAACGTAATAAATATGGTACTTACTACATGGAAGAAAGTGCTAGATTCACAAACGGCAATCAACCAATCACAGTAAGAAAAGTGGGGCCATTCTTATCTTGTCCAGTGGGTTATCAGTTCCAACCTGGTGGATATTGTGATTATACAGAAGTGATGTTACAAGATGGTCATGTTTGGGTAGGATATACATGGGAGGGGCAACGTTATTACTTGCCTATTAGAACATGGAATGGTTCTGCCCCACCTAATCAGATATTAGGTGACTTATGGGGAGAAATCAGTTAG